TACAGATGCCCAACTACCTGTTGTGCCTGCACGAGATATTGTCCCACCACGAGCTGCTAAAACTACATCATTAAATATAGCAACCATATCTACAATCTCACTAGATGAAGATACTTGAGGTACTATATTACTATTGTATTTTGTAGTGCCTAGTATTTTTTTATATCCGCCTGCTATATCAGGTTCAAAATTTGTTAATTGTAAAGCTTCTCCAGGTCTCATAGAGAATACATCTTTGTTTAAAACTAAACCTCCAAAACAACTTACAACTGTAGGTGCAATTTGCGATGTATTTGGCATTACATTATACCTTTGCCATAGTATCTTAGATTAACTCTTTCATCACGCATATATTCCTGTCTTGTAACTAAATCAGATCTTAATCTTTTCATACCGTCTTTAAATTCTTTTTGTGCTATCATAGCATGATCAGGATCAGATCTAAGATTATATGCATAGTATCTTGCTCTTGTTACAATTAAATCTGCATGCCTATCATCTAAATCAGGAGTATCTCCATGAGCAGATAATTCAGTATGCTCTTTAAAATATTCATACACTATAGAATAATCGCTTCTATCAGGAACAGGTGATAAACCTAATTTACCACTTTGTGTTTTGTATATATACTTAGGCTCACCTTGTGCTGAACTTAAATTTGTTTTATCTCTTTCTGCATACTGTCTAACATAATCATCATAAGATATATATCTTAATCTTTTGGGTCCTATGTTTCTAGAAACTCTTACATAATCTACATCCATGTTAGTAGCTGTGCTAGGGTTATTTAAAGTTATAAATGTTGTTTGAGATGTAGCTGTAAATGTAGTATCTAATACTTCACCTTCTCCAAAATCTGTAACTGTTAATGTTGTATTTAAATTTTGTGTACCTTCTGCTGCAGTTCCTACTTGTACTTTTAAAGCTTGCCCTGTGCTATTAGAATCAAATACTCTTATTTGTAATCTGTATTCTGTATTAACTCTAGTGCTAAATGATTGATGAGCTGCAAAATCATTTAATCTTAATCTACCATTACCACCACTATTATAAGCTGCACTACCTGCTCCTGCTATTGTAGTCCAATTACTTATATTAGATGTGAACTCACCATTAGTAATTAATTCTTTTGGTTTTAAATAGAATGTATCCCAGTCTATTTTACGCCATTGCAAGTCTCCTGACTGAGGAGAATCTGCTGTTGGTAAATCATATTCTCTTTGACCTGCATTTGTATCTTGAAATGTTTCTTTATGTAAACTTGGCAATTCTTCAAGTTCATTATATATATCATGTAAGGCTCTATTAACAAAGTTTTTAACTGATGTTTGTACTCCTCTGCTACTAGAGAAATTTGCAGAAGTAAGTTCTACTTCATTTAAATCATTTAAAACTCTATTTGCTAATGTTAAGTATGTTGCCATTATTTAAGAAATGCTATTGCCTCCAATTTACTTTCTAATTCTTTTACTTTATTTTCTAATTCTTCTAATCTTTTTTTTAAATCTTCATCAGTAGTTTCTACTACTTGTGTGTTTGTAAGATTCCAAACTTTATTTTCTTTCATGTTAAAAAGGGGGAGTATGACTCCCCCCTATTATATATTATTATGATGAGTTAGAAGCAGTTTCGTCTGAACCACTTACATCACACATTACTGCATAAACACGCACTTTACCTACTGCTGCTGTTGCTCCAAGGACTGTTACGTCAATTGTATCTGCTGTTGCATATACATGTCCTGAGTTGGAAGCATTAGCCACTGTAGTGGCATGTCCTACTGCGTTTGTGTCACCATCGACATATCTATCTACATCTCCGCCATCACCTAAATCTAAGGTGACAGAACCCGATAAAGCTGTTAAGACTTCTAATCCTGCATTGATAACTAAAGTTTCTGCAGGTACATTTAAAGCCTGTACTACGTCATTAGCTTCTGGGTTGAATACATCAAAGTCTATTGTGTTTTCAACGAAGTAAGGTTTCCTTCTAGTAGAAGGATGTCCTGATGTTCCGCCAGTTGTTTTATCTACTGTTGCCATTTAATTTATCCTCCTATTAGTCTATTAATAAATGTCTAACCATAAGTGCTTCTGAACGAAGTACTTTTCTGCCAAACACATGCAAACCTCTTACTATATCAGCAAATGAGTCAGGGTCTCTTACTACTTCTGTTTTTGCAATTGCATTAGCAGTAGCAGTTGAAGACATGTGACCAAATAATACTTTAAAGTAATTTGATGTTGAAGAAGCTGCAAAGTTGTTAGTCATGTAACATCTGAAACCCTGAATGATACCATCCATTACTCTACCATTTCGTAGAGGGGATGCTGCATCACCAGTGACAGATGCGTCTAGTAGCTTAGATGATGAACTAGCTAGAGCCTCATAGAATTCAGGGCTAGCTAAGAACCATCTGTTCTCAAAAGGTACATCGTTTCCGTGTAACCTTTTAGATGAATTCGCCATGATTTCTAATGGATCTGTTTCGGATGAACCAAAACCAGTGTCTGTACCTGAACCATCTGAACCGATAGTTGTACCTGCACCTGATACCATTGCTGCTATAACATTTTCATCGTAAGAATCTTTTAGAGCATATGCTCCAGAAGATGTTGCCAAAGCCTCAAAGTTCACATGAGATTGTCTTTCTTCGATATCGTCAACTTTAAATGCAAACGCATTAGCTTGGTCTACTGTAAGTTGTAGCTGATCATCCGCTAAGTTTTGGATGTTAATCTGCCCACCTCTTGTGTAGGAACTTACGCTAATTGTTGGCTCTTTAATAATGTTAACAGTATCTCCGTAGGCTTCAATCTCTCCTGCATAGTCAGTATTAGTAATGTCTTCTACGACTGATGCAGTTCTAAAGAACTTTTGGACCTTTTGGCTGTAAATAATAGGTAAAAAATTACCTGAAGGTAGGTTATCGTAACCTGCCGCTTTTGATATTGCCATAATAATCCTCCTATAAGATTGTTAAAGATTAACCATTGACAATTCTACCTTCTTTTCTAGCAAGATCTATTTCCTTCTCAAATTTTTCAAATTGAGCTGGTTTTAATTTACTAATCTCACTAACCTTCCAAACTTTCTTTACGCTTGCGTCTACATCTTTTTTACTAGTAGAGGTTACTGACTTTGATGCTTCTAACTTAGAATTAGATTTTTGCTTTGTAATATTCTTATCTGATTTGTATAAGTCTATTGCTCTAGCTGCTAATTTTGCATTAGTTGCATTACTATATAACCAACCTTTAATTATATCATCTTGCTCATCTACCCACTTATGAAAGTCTTCGTTCTTTCTAAGGTCTTGATAATCAGGATGTAATCTAGCTAGTTCGACTTCTGCCTTCTCTTGTTTGACTGCTATTTGCTCAGTCTCTAAGTTTTTAAGATCGGCTTCAACCTTCTTAGCTTTTTCTTCAGCTTTGGTATATGCAATAGTTTCAATAATATCATAAACGTCAGGATACTTTTGTTTCCATGCATCTACCTCATCTTTAGTTTTAGGTAAGTTTATTTTGTCAACATTCTCTTTTAGTTGAGACTCAAGTGAATTTACTTGTTCTTTGTGTTTTACTAAAGTAGAATCGTAATGTCGTTTAAGATCGTCATAACGTTTCTTAAACACTTTCTCTTCAGCATCTACAGGGCGTTCTTCATCTGGAGTCGCATCTTCATCAGATGTGTCCTTTGAAACGGTAGCTGTATCTTCTGTTTCTTCCTTATCTAAATCTTTTTTATATTTATTTCGATAAGGTGTAGGCTCGAGAAGAGCCTCGGTTGTTTGATCCTGCTCTTGGATCTCTTGGTTGTTTTCTTCCATTTTGTCTCCTTTGGGTGCTGTGGAAGAACAGGTCGCCCTTATTCTTTTTAACTGGGGCTATGACTAAGTAGTCATAGGTGGCCTGTCCATTGTTGTTGGTGATCCTAATCCGCCTTGTGGTGGAGTAGGGCTTTCTGTCATCGCTGATGCAGAAACTGGTTGGTTATTTTGAGTCATGTCGCTTATAAACTCTTTCATAGATCCTTCTACACTATCTGAAGGATATCTATTACTAATAACCGAAACTGGTATTACTATTACAGGTTCTTTGGGACCTTTATCTTGTACTGCAGATATGTCTACACCTTTTGATTGTAGTGCCTTTTTTACATCTGCTGTTAAATGCATATCTAATACAGCATCATCCATTGATACTGTTTGACCTTGAGCCATATTGTTTTGTGGCATACCACCCTGTGGGGGAGTTGCCATTGGATCGTTCATCATTCCGTTTGCCATTTTATCTCCTAATTATATCCTGGTGCTCCGCCACCTGTTCCTTTTCTTGATCCACCGCCAAAAGCTTGACCGCTTCCCATAGAACCTCTATTTTGTTTTTGTTTTTGAGAGGCTGCTCTTGCTGCTGCAGCTTTTTGACTTGCTTTACTAAATTTAGTATCGCCCCTACTATTATATACAGAACTGGCTCTACCTGGAGGGGCTATATTATCGCCAATACTAAACCCTTGACCATATTCTGATACCGAATCATCTTTTGGTGCTATACCTTTATCTAATTCAGCCAATAAGTCTGATCTTTCTTGTTCAGGATCAGGTGGTGAATATCCTTCACTTGCATTTGTATCACCTGTTGAAGGTTGTCTGAGAAACTCTGTATACTTTTGTCTATCTTTTTCTATTTCAGATATTATATCTTTAGGGTTATTAATACCTGATTGTATTAGTTTATTTACTTCACCTTGATTTAATCTTTTACCTTTATAGAAATATGTATTACCCATTACACTAAAGTCACCAAAGTTTGATTTAGAATTTTTAAATTTATCTTCAGCTTTTATTAGTTCGTCAGATAATATTCCCACGTCAGTAGATCCTAATATTTTCATGTCTTCTTTTTTTACTGTCATGTCGTTAAAAATATTTTTATAAAAATTATTACTGTCTTCTAATCCATAATAACCTGGTGTATTTGCTAATACATTACCTTCAGGCACTCCAGGATTCATAACTTTTGTTACTAACACTTCATAACCTGTTTTAAGATTTATAAACTGTTTCCCATTCTCGTCTGTAATTAACATTCCTGCTTTTTTTAATTCTGATTCATCCATAGCATTGTCTATAAATTCTATAGCACCTACTCCCGGAACAAATGCTTTTGCTAGCTGCCCTAATGTAGTTTCATTAGGATTAGAATTATACTCTACTAGGTTAGTTTTAGGATCATAGGTATTAAAATCTATTTTTCCCTCGTTCTTTAATTCAAAAAATGATTCCATTGCTTCTTTATTTTTTCTAAAAGATTGTTGTGAGGGATCAGGCTTAGGAGGTTCAGGTCTATCTTCTCTATCT